ATGAAAAAAAACATCTTTATTGTTCTTCTGACATTTCTGCCCCTCTCTGCCCACGCTGAGATTTTCCGGTGTGTCTTAAATGGCACAACCACCTTTCAAGATTCCCCATGTGAAGGCGTTCCTTCTGAACGGGTAAATACCAACAACCTGAACATCGTTCCCTTTCCTCAGATACACTCACAGCCTCCAATTACACAACCTACTACTCCTCAGCGCCCACAACAGAGGGCAAATACACCTAGCCGCTACCAATCCACTATTGATCGGCGTAACGCTGAAGTAAAGGCACGTAATCGCGGGGTGGTTATACCTGGCATGACTGAACGGCAGGCTATTAGCATACTGGGAACCCCCTCCAGCATTTCCACCCATACTTATGATGGTAACGTCTGCCGTAACCTTTACTGGAATGGCACCAACCGCTTTCAGCGCGGTCGGCATTCGGTGAGGATCTGTAATGGTGAGGTTTCTAGTTATTCAGGAAACTAATTCTTACTTTTAACAGCTTTGATAAGCTCAGCTAGACCGCTTGTCAAATCTGGATAGTGCCATTCGCTAGTTTTAATGTCAGAATAAATAAATTCTATGAATTTCTCATTAGCATGCTGCCTTTCACTATCTTTAATCTTTCTCATCTGTTCCTCATGAAAAACAGCGATAGAAGTTTTTAAATTTATTTGACTTAAAGTCTGTTCAAATTGATCGTTTTTACGGGCTGCCATTCTTAACAATAAACCTACACCCAGAGCGAGTACAAAAAAACTTCCATATACTCTATATTCTTCTCCTCCACTAATAGCGTATATTCCCGCTAACAGCGGCAAAGCCAACAAAACAATTTTATATAATAAAACTTCCTTACCAGTCCAATAAAGATTTTTCTCAATCTTTTCGGAGTAATTATGGAAACCTGAAAAAAGAGATGTAAAACCTAAATCATTTTTTATCAACTCAAGCTTTTCACTGCTACTATTAGCACTCTCTTCTACATTAACCACTCTATCTTCCATCTTCCCTAAGGACTCATCAAATCTTTTATCTAACTCTTTTAAATATACAGATTTAGCTCTTTCCTCCAGCAGCTTATATTTATACAAGTCATTATATTTTTTATTTAACTCAACAACTCTTTCAAAAACATCTTTGTCATTATTTATTTCTTCAATAAAATTTCTATACTCATAATCAAATCCTTTGTTTTTTTCGACTCCTTTTCCAATAATCATTAACTCTTTATTCACTACATATATAAAACTTGTGCAATTTACTATAAAGTCATCTTTCCGTAATGCGCCAACATTCCCAAAAAAAAACTCGACTATATCAATCCAACATTCAAGGCTATCATTGATATTTATCTCATGACAATTTACTTTAATTTTATCAAAAAAATAAGATATAAATTTTATACGGGCTTGGTCATCTTCATTTGAGGCATATTCATTTAACTTATTAACAGCTATTGTTAAATAACGCTCAGTACTAAAATCACTCATAATTTACCTTTTTATCCACAATGCCTTCCCCCTGAATACCAACTATCCACAACCCTTTGCGCTAGTTGGTACCCGTCCCTGTTTGCTTCAACTCGCGGCGCGCCCTCTCTATATCAGGGCTTACTTGTCCGCACACTTCATCTACCTGCCCTGTCATTAACCAAAGTGTGTATTTAGGCCACTTCTTGCATACAGCTTCTAAAAGGTCACCTTTTGGCACCCTTCCTGTCTGTTCAATACCTTCTAATGTTTTCTTAGCAATTCCAATAAGTTGCGAAAACTCTCCTCTTCCTGAAGTTTCCACCTCACGAATTTGACGAATTTTATAGGCAAGTTCGCTTGACATATACTCAACTCTGAGTAACCTTAGATATGAGTGTACTCTATTTTAAGTACATCGCTATTCACACCAATCTCTTGTTTTTTTGGTGCTGATTGCAGCCTACCACAACATGCCACAGCGAGCAGGTACAGCATGGAAACGAGCAACACGCCCCACGTCCCCGCACCCCAGGTGCCCGTTATGACGATAGAGCGTTTCTCCGAGCTAACTGGCCTTTCCCCCGACACCGTGCGGGGCCAGCTTAACCAGGGGAATCTCCCGCTTATCAAAGTGGGTCGTCGTCGCCTCGTTAACGTCGCACTCTTTACTGCTGAGTGCCTTCAATCGGAGGACTGGCAGTGATGACTTCTATTGCCCCCCAAGCTCCCGTTGTGACCCTAGAAGCCCCCAATACGCTCATGGACACCGATACCTTCGCTATCCACGTTCAAGAACTCTTGATGGACGACCAGCGCGCTCCTGGCATGGTGTTGCTTCACCATCACATTTCCAAAGATTTTGAAGAGGGTGGTTTCAGCTTCATCAACGTCCCTGCGGCTCACATGCTGGCACTAGACCTTGATGACGCCACCATCACCCGTATGGCCAACATTGACGAAGGTCGCCGTTACAGCATCGTTTTCAAGCACTACCAGCACGCCCAGGCCTACCTCGCCAAGCACTACGGCCTACCCCTGGCCGATCCTCGCGACCCCGCACCTGCCGATGCCTCCCCTCGTCGTTCGGTCATTGTGGTACCCGCGCCTTTATCCACACCCCCACGGCTAACGCGTCGCCCGTTATCCACAACGGCCTTTAGCCCTTTCGGAGTTATGCACATGAGTAAAAAACAGCCCATTCGGGTCTTTCTCGACCAAGAGATTCACAGCCGCTACTTGATCCAGGCAGGCACCAACGGCCTGACCCCCTCCGCCCTGGGGGAACACCTGATTCAGTACGGTCTTACCCAGCTGGAACGCGGCGAAAAAGCCCCGCTGAATGTTCCTGCTGGTGACGCCTCCCCCGCTCCCCACGGCAACGAGGCTTGATCCTGTGTCCCCTGCCCGTCATCCGTCGCCCTTCGGTCGCACGGTGCCCTTAGCCAGCAACGGCCAGCCTGTCAACCCCTGGTCGGGGGTTAGAGCAGGGGTTGACAGGCTGGACGGTGTTGGCTGCCGTGCGACGCGACAGAAGGGCCACGGAGGGCGGGCAGGGGACTCCCCCTGCCTCGATTCCCGAGCTTTGAGGGAGCGGGGCCTGCGGTGCCTCCACGGCAGGGATTATGCACGCGCCGCGACGTACTACGCCGAGGCTGAATACCGCCTCTTAGTCGTCGATGGCATTACACCTGAAACCACTGAGCTAGCCATTCTCGCGGACTACTGCCTAACCCAGGCCGCCAGAACCCAACGCTAACGAAAAGGAAACACGACCATGATCAACACTATTCACGCCCACGTTATTGGTGCCTCTCGCTACAGCATGGATAACGGCGTTAAGGGCGCAAAAATCACCATCATGCAGCCCTCTGCCACGGATAACGAAAACCAAATTGGTTATCAGGTCAGCACCATGTCTGCACCTTATGAAATTCTCGACCAGCTCCACGCCCATGCGGTGCACATGCCTTGCAACATGGAGCTAGATATTGAATTTCGCTCTTCTGGTGGCAAAGCCACCTTGCACGTTCTCGCCGTCCGCAAACCCAACGCCACTGGTAGCGCCCAGCCAGCAGCGGCCACCAGCAGCGACAAAAAATAGGATTCTGAGCCATGGACACGTCTGAACTCTCCGGTCTATGGCTCCTGGTTTATTGCGTCGGCCTCGTTCTCTGCTTCGGACTTGGCGCAATAAATGGGGGCCAACGATGAACGATCCCAGCATTACGTTTGTGGTTGGCTCCCTCTTTACCTCGTATGCCATTGGTTGGGCATTCGGTCACATTTTGGTTATCACGAAGAAATTTATGGAGTCAGTCACATGACCATGAAAGCACTCTTTCAAAACGCAAAAAATGCCGTTGGGTCCACATCTGCCAAAGTAGCCGCAGGCGCTGCTGTGTCCGTTGGCATGATCGGTAACGCCCAGGCTGATGCATCCGCTGCCTTTAGCGAAATCCAGTCCACCGGAGCAGATATGGCCGGTCAAGCATGGCCTGTGGTGGCGGCGATCACCGCTTCTTTAATCGGCATCAAGCTATTTAAGAAATTTGCTAACCGCGCTTCTTAATATCACTAAGCAAGGGATACAAGGGGCGGAAACGCCCCTTTTTATATCGCGAGGGGAACATGATTAAAAAAGCCATTTTAACCACGCTTGCTGTGCCTTTTTTAATGGTGTTCGGTATGGATGATGCGTTTGCCATCTGCGCTTTTGTCCGTGAACGACCACACTTAATAATTAAAAGTGTTGAATCATATGTCAATACATCCTCAAACCGCTTAGTTATAACAATTCGTTTCGTTAACCCTCCTTTCAAACCAGTTAGAGGTCACCGCTGCTCTATCAATTTAAATGCTTACTCTGCTGCTCATATTCAGCACCTGATTGGAAGCCCGTTAGATATTTATGACATTATGACGGATAGGCAGTGTCAGGCAGCGCATGGTGGCTCTGGCGTTCGCACTGTCTCCAGTAATAGCCTTGGTGGTTATTCTGCTACTGGTGGTGCTTGTACTGTTCGTGCGACGGGTGTTACTGCTTGTTTTACTGATTCTGTCACAAACACTGAAAGTTGTTCTGCCTCTGAATGGAAGGCTGAATCAACGGGTAAGTACGGTAAGTTTGAATTTGATCCTAATGTCAGTATTCAAGACTCTAATTTTGAGCCTAAAGAACAAACATTTGATGTTCCTGAGTATTTAACTGCACTACCAGGTGGTTGCTCTGCATCTGGCTGCCTTACGATCGGTGACACGTCGTATCTTGTGGACTGGAATTCTGCACCGGAATGGTTCAGCTACGTCGATCACAACGGCAATACGATTACCAACCCTAATACCGATAGCACACCTCCCGATCCGACTAACCCAGGCGGTGGCGACGCTGATGACGGTGGTTCTTCCGGTGGCGGTGGTTCTTCTGGCGGCGGCGGTTCTTCCGGTGGTGGTGGTTCTTCTGGCGGCGGTGGTTCTTCCGGTGGCGGCTCTACCGTGCCAGATTTCGACTTTGATGATTCCGGCATTATCGAAGCCATCCGCTCTTCTGGTACATCCAATCAGCGGGGGCTTGATGCTGTTTCTAACGACGTCACCGGCGCTATTTCAGGCCAAACTGATGGCGTTATCGAGGCCATTGGCAATGCCATCGGCGAACAGACCGGCGAACTACAAGGCATCTTTAGTGAGTTAGGCTCATCGCTTACCAGTGCGCTTGGCCTGGGTACTTGCTATCCCGATGATCGCCACACCGATGATGGCCACACCGCCGCGACAAATGACAAGGGCATTCTTGGCTGCATCCAAAACATTGCCGATGGCATGGTGAACAACCTGGTTAGCCGCTTCACCGAGGAGGTTGGCGACGGTAACGACCTCTTTAACACCACGGACATGGATGAAACCCTTGACGGGTTGGCCGAGCAGCAAGCGCTCTACAACGACGACGTTAACACGCTGATGGATGAGATCGGCGACGGCTCAAGCTCCGGCATTGCTGAACAAGTGACCTCTCGACTGCCCTCTCTGCCTTCCCGTAGCTGCACCCCGTTGCAGTTAGGCCCTATGCAAATTTCTTGTCAGGCATCCAACACCGTCAAGCTTTGGCTCTCTTGGATTGTTTACTTCTGGACGGTCGTGAGCATCGTGGACACCTTCTTCCGCTCTGGTCAGAGGACTGCATAAATGGCCTTACCTGCAATGCTCGGCATGGGTGCGTTGATTGGCTTTTTCACTCGCATCATTGAGTGGTTTATTACCCGTATTGCTTCCCGTTTTACTAACCGCCTCGCGGGCATTCTGATCTGGACGACGCTGTATATCTCGCTCCTGGTCGGGCTTGCTGTGACCTTCGTTAGCATTGTTAACGGTATTAGCGCCTCTCTCCCTGGTGATCTCGCCCAGGGGATTGGTGCTATCAAACCGGATAACTTTGAAGCCTGCATGGCTGCTATTTACAGCAGCAAGGTCGCGGTCTGGGTCTTCCAGCAGAAACGTCAGTTGATCGACTGGGAGCAAGGGAGGCCCGTTCTCTAATGGCTGTCTATGTCGTTACCGGCAAACTGGGGGCCGGTAAAACCTTGGTGGCCGTGGGTAAGATCAAGGATAAGCTCAACCAGGGCTGTAAGGTCGCCACCAATCTGGATGTAAATCTGGATAAACTGATTGGTGAGAAAGCCAAAGCAACCCGCTGCTACCGCCTTCCTGATAAACCCGTCCTGGCTGACCTGGAGGCAATCGGCACCGGTACCGATGAGTACGACGAGAACAAGAACGGCTTATTGGTGCTAGATGAATGCGGTACTTGGTTTAACGCCCGATCCTGGGCCGACAAAAGCCGTCAGGACGTTATCAATTGGTTTTTACATGCCCGTAAATTGGGCTGGGATATTATCTTTCTGATTCAAGACTTATCCATCATGGATAAGCAAGCCCGCGTTGCTCTGGCGGAACATGTTGTTTACTGCCGTCGCCTGGATAGGGTCGCCATCCCTTTTATCGGCACCATTTACTCCCTGATTGTTGGCGCCAAGATGCCTATGCCAAAAGTGCATCTTGGCATCGTCAAATATGGCGACTCCCCCCAGAGCCTCACCGTGGAACGCTGGACCTACACCGGCCGCCACCTCTACCCCGCGTACGACACCAAGCAAGCCTTCTCTGACCATTACCCCCATGGCACTTATTCCGTGCTGCCGCCCTGGTACACCCACGGCATGCACCGCGTACCCCATGACGCGAGGTTCTACATGAAGATGACCCGTATTTACTGGAAGCGCTTCAATCGCCCTTTTCTCTCCCTGGCCTCGTTTGGGCTGGGTGTTTTCCTCACGGTATCGGTACTCGTCGCCGACCGTGTTAATGCTCGCACGCCCTCCACAGCCCCCCTCGAACTTCCCGACTTCAGCACTACCCGCATCGCCAGCTTTAGCCAGCTTGGTGACCACACTCTTTATCGCCTCATTGATAGCGACCGCAAGACACTCACTACCGACGATCTCAGCAGCCAAGGGTTTGCCATCGTCCCCATGAGCGCCTGCCTTGTTCGCGTAGAAAATGGAGTTACTCATGAAGAAATTCGCTGCTAAAACCGCTGCCGTTCTCGCTCTCGCCACCGCTACCCTGAGCGGCGCCCATGCCACCCCGATTCATATGCAAGACACTGACATTCGGGACTTCGTGCGCTGGTATGTGGAGCAATCCGTTACTCCATTGGCCATTCACCCTGCGGTCACTGGCACGCTCACCGTTTACGCGCCGAACGTGCCCGATCACCAGCTGGATGAGTTCTTCCAGGGCGTGTTGAGTTCTCATGGCTACACCATCCTGCCCGGCAACCCACCCACCGTGGCCCTTGCCAACCAACAACGGCCACGCGCCGCCGATACAAAAACACCAGGCGTTTTTTCCCTACCACCAACACCAGGTGTTTTTTCTCAGTCGGCAGGGCTACACGATCCCACGAAGGTACTGACGCTCACGCCACCATACGTCCCCCAGGCAACGCACCTGTTCTCGTTTGACAACGTGCGCGCCGACGACATTGCTCCACTGGTCACTAGCTTTTTGACCCAGAACGCGCAAGACGGTGTTACTCCACCTCGTGTTCAGGTACTTCACGCCTCCAATGCCATTCTGGCCAAGGGGCCAGAAAAGCAGCTTGAGCAGCTCCAACAGCTCATCCCCCAAGTGGATGTTGCCCATCCCCAGCTACTCATCCAGGCGGTCATCTTTGAAACCTCAGATGGTGATACGTTTGATCTCGGCGTCGCCCTCGGTCGTGCGACCGGTTCCCGCATTGCAGGCGGCTTCAACACCGGTAACTTAGGCACCTCGCTCGCCTCATCCGGTGGCACCTTTGGGATCTTCGACGGCAACGTACTCGCCTTGGCGATTAATGCCTTACAGCGTGACTCCCGTTCCAACGTGTTATCCACACCACAAATACTCACCCTCTCCGGTAAGCGTGGCACCATTTCCATCGGTCAGAATGTCCCGTTTGTGACGGGTCGCGTTACCGGTGAATCAGCCAACGTTAACAGCCCCTTTCAAACCATCGAACGCCGTGATGTAGGCATACGTTTAAACGTGCTGCCGGTGGTCACTGCATCCGGTTTGGTCATTATGGATATCACCACCTCCGCCGACTCGCTCACAGATTCCCTGTTAGCCTCCGACATCATCACCAACCAGCGGCAAATCAACACCACCGTACAAATCCGCTCCGGCCAAACCCTGCTATTAGGCGGCCTCTCATCACAGGACGACCGTTCCCAGGTCTCCGGCGTTCCTGGCCTCTCTAGTCTTCCGGTTGCTGGTCGCTTGTTCCAAAACGAATCCACCTCCACCCAGCGCACCAACCTCCATGTTCTGCTCCAGGCAACGGTATTACCCCGTTATGACGCCCACCAAATGCATCAAGCAATGGCTGCCGCCAGCCCGTTACTACCTGCGCAGCACGGGGTGACGGGCTGGCGGCAGCAGGTAGAGACCATCCCTGTAACACGTCTCGCAGAGTAATAAGCCCAATTGAGAAATTGGCTCACTACAGCACATTGTGACATTTAGAAATTTATAGGAAATTGGCCATGGAACGTTGGAATCGTTATTCGTTAGCATCGTTACAGCGAGGGGAAGAAGATCAGTTTGGCAAGCTGCTGATTAGCTCAGCTGGGCAGCGTGAAATGCACAAGATTCATCTTCTAAATGCTGGAGTAGATACTGTTCGCCAGCTTTACCAAGGCAAACCGTGCCTTCGCCAATTTGATGAAATCATTAACGTTTACAACGAAGGCAAAGGCGCCACTATGCGTCTCTTTGATGTGGATTGGGCAGTAGGTGCCGGCGCAGCCGGTTCCGGCTTCCGCTATCGACTCCAGAACAATGAACTGGGCGTTATCGTCTTCTTCCAAGCGAGGCACGTCAAAGTAGAGAACATTGGCACTCACCTGAAAATTGAGCTCTCCCCACACTTCATCCAGGAGCGCAGCCCCCAAGAGTGCCAAGACTTCATGTACAACATCGCGGCTCACATGCTCGCCCATGTTGAACCTATTGGCTGTGCCATCCACCTAGCGTTAGACGTACAAGGCTGGGAGCCACCTAGCGACTTTATGCAACGCTTTGTGACTCGCTCTAAAAAGATCATGCGCATTGATGGCATAGACGAACTGGAGTTCTCGCACAGCACCATTGCCACCACCTATGGCCGCGGTGAAACCTACATGTTCGGTACTGCTGGGGCGCTACAATGCTGCATCTACAACAAAACACTAGAAGCCAAGCATCGCGACAAAATGCACTTCTGGGAAGGTATCTGGCAAAACGCCGTCGATGACAACCTAAACGCCACCTACAACCCAGAAGCAACCGTGTGGCGTATCGAATTACGTTTTCATCAGTCTGTACTTCGTGAATATGCTCAAGGCATACCCTGCAATGTCGATACCGGCGAGGTGTTAGATGCCTCCCATGGCTTCAACCGCTTCATTGACGTAGTACCTCACCTCTCCGGCCTCTGGCGAACCGCAATGCAATCCTATCGCCTGGATACCCGTCGCAATCTTATAGATCCCGCGTGGCAAGTCATGCAGGAAGATGCCCGTTTCTACTGCCATGAACCTGGCTTCATGTACAAGCGCGCTCGTAAAACACCTGGCTTAGGTAATGAGAAAAACGTCACCCTGGCCTTCGGCAACCTCATCAGCATTTACGCCCGACAAGGCTTCCGTACACATGAAGCCGTTCGCTACCTCCAACGCTCCGGCATGTGGGAAGACCTTGCAGAATACTACCGCCGTCGAGGGGTAGACTCCGGGCAATTCAGGCAGATCGTAGAGCAGAAATTGATAGAACGAAGATTGGTAGGGAAAGCAGCGTAATGAGCATTAAGAAAGTCAAAACCGGCTGGAAAGTAGACATCATGCCGGAAGGTAGATACGGAAAACGTGTCCGTAAAATACTCCCCACCCAGGCGGAAGCTAAGCGCTTTGCAGGCAAAATACTGGCTAAGGCTGCCACCGGTGAAAGTTACACCACGCCTAAAAGGGATCGTCGTACCTTAAAAGACCTGATTAAAGTCTGGTTTGATTACCACGGTCAGTCGCTTAAAGACGGTAAGCGTCGATACTCACAGCTCAATAACTTGGCCGATATCATGGGTAACCCGACAGCAGCCACGATCACCCCGATTGACGCCTCAGAGCTGCGCCAAAAACGCCTTGAAGCGGGCATCACACCCAACACAGCAAACCATGATCACGCCCACTTACGCGCTGTGTTTAATCAACTCATACGGCTGGGGGAATGGAACAGAGCCAACCCCTTCGCAAAAATGCAGCCGTTGCGCCTGGATGAAAAAGAGCTTGCCTACCTAACCGATGAAGAATTACGGCAACTTTTCAACGTACTCGAAAAAGCCAACAACCCAGACGTTGAGTTAATCACACGCCTCTGCCTAGCCACGGGTGCTCGTTGGAGCGAAGCCCAATACCTAAGAGCGGAAATGTTAAGGAATGGTCGTGTCACGTTCACGGGCACGAAAAACGGTCGCAATCGCACCATACCGCTAAGCGAAGAGCTTTATAAAGCGATCACCCAGCACGGGCCTAGGATCGGAAGGGTTTTCCGCACTGACGCTTACAAAGCGTTTTCCGCTGCGGTGATCGAGGCAGGGATACAGCTTCCCATAGGCCAGAGAACGCACGTTCTCCGTCACACCTTCGCCAGCCACTTCATGATGAACGGTGGTGATGTGCTCACACTTCAAAAGATTTTAGGCCATCAAACCATAGCAATGACAATGCGTTACGCACACCTATCAGCTGATCACTTAGCCGACGCCATCAAGTACGCGCCTAAGCTCTGCTGA